AATAAAACTCCTCTACTGTTTTATAAAGTATAGCACCTTATAGTAGAGGAGTCAACGTCAAGCGCGAACAAATGATGAGGGATCTACTGTAGCAGATTCTCCGTCTGAATATTCATTGCCGAGTATAACGCCTTCGGGCTTTTCGTCTGCCCATCCTAGGATAGACTCTGCTTCGACCATTCTTACTTCTTGTTCTTGATCTGATGCTGTGATAGTGATACCACGAGTCCAACGACCATGTTCGACCAGCACCCAATCACCTTCGTTATAAGGATCGTCATTGTGCGGACCTTTGCGATACACACGCCCCCAGCGAGGATAAATGCCTCTTGTGGTGCCATCGTCGTCTTTTAGTATAATACCAGCCTTTGTAGTTTGCTCACCAAAGTACATGTCAGTTACTAGCACTCTGTTACCTACAGCGCGAAGGTCACCTTCTACTGCTGAAATATTCTGGCTCATTCATCCTCCTTCTTAACAAAATTGCCATCTTCGTCTTCAACCCAGCCGCCTGTTGGCTCAGGATCTTCCCAGTCGTCTACGAGATCCTTTTCGTCTCCTTGAGACTGTTTCTTTGTAGGTATCTCATCTGGCACAGGCTTTGAGTTGTTGTAATGATCTCTGACCAGTTCCTCGCGCTTTCTTACAATTTCTCCGCCGCGGCCTAGTTCGTCGCCTCTTGCATTTACTTTTGCATTTCCTACAGCAGGTGTAAGTTCGTTTCGCTGTCTAAGCAAATCCATGTCTACCTGTTTACCCTGCATTGTTCTATAAACTTTTCTACCTTTGTCCATCTCGGTCTCCTATTATGTATGTACTTATCTCAAGAACTCTCGCCAGTCCAATTGATATTGAATTGAATTTATTCTATGCACACCTATGAGGTATAACACATAACTAGCAACCGACGAACCTCTACCCACACCCCATACTATATCATTCTCTCGCATGAAATCTACAAGATAGATCATATAGCGTAGTAGATTAAACAAGTCGTGCTCTTGGTATGCTTCTAGTTCTTCGTTTATTCTTTTGATCTCAGGTAAGTCCTTTTTCTTCCAGACATCGCTAGGATCTATATTCAGTTCTTCTGCTACTTTATAAATTAGATATTCAGACAGATCAATTTTTGCATATTCTTCCGGCATTAGCCATTCCGACTGGCATACTGAGTCGAACTCTGTTTTATCTGCGTCAATAGCAATATATTTCTGTAATTCAGGCAGTCCGTTCTCTTTTGCTGTGGTGTTAAACTTATCTACGTCTTCTGATTCGTCGCAGAGAACTACATGAACCTTGTCAGCATGACCAGAATAGATCATGTTGACAAGATCACGATTAGAGAATCTTGGGATGCCGAGATCATCAGTTTTCATAAGCATCATATATTTTAATTGATATTGATTAGATTGTCAAGATCAGGATTGTCATCATCCTGTTGTTTTTGTTTGTACATTCTTGTAGTTTGTTCTTGTCGAAACATATCAAGCATAACTGCAATCTGATTTTGAAGACCAGGATTACGAGTTTGATAGTATCGCCTAGTGAGATCCTGTACTTTTTCTTGTATTTGAGCGTCCGTCAAATCTTCAAAACTGTCAGCAAGAGGATTAAACGACATAGGCTAGAGTTTTCCATTCATTTATGCCACCACCTACATAAATCTGTAAAGTATCGTCCTCTGTATTGAAAATCAGTCTGCCTTCATTAGTAGGCAATTCGTCTCTGTCTTCTGTTGTGTCAACTATTGGTATAATAAGTTCAGACGGTGATACACGGCCTACTACGGTGTTTTCGTCATAATCAAACACAGTTTCTCCATCGCTATCAAGAATAGAAGATCTCACAGTATCAAACACAGCAGCTTTTCTTTTTATACCAACGTCTAGTGCGCCGTCTTCACCTCTACCGATGAGACTGGTATCTAGTCCTACTTCATCTGCATACAAATAAAGTGGGCTAGGAGTGTCTTCTGTAATTTCAATTTCTACGAAAGCACCTTCTTCTCCTGCGGTTCCTACAACAGTAACCCTATCTGTATATTCGGTAACACTGTCAGGAACATTATCATCTGGAGTTGTGGAAAATCTTAAAGGCGCATTTTCGTTAGTAGGATCAGATAGATCCAGCCTATAAGTAGTACCAACTTCCCAAACAAAATTGATATCACCTACAAGTTCGCCGTCAAAGTGGAATTCATCTTGAGTGCCGTCGCCGTTATCAAGAACTGATACTTCGATATCAACAAGATCACCATAAACAGGTTCCCACTGTTCGGTAGTCAAGTTATATCGTAATACTTCTTTGTCTGCAGGTTCTGCTACAGAAACGTCGGTTAGTGCATCAAGATCAACTGGAATTTCTACATCAGGAACCTGTAGAGAGCCGTTTACAGTTAGATTTCCGTTAATAGCAACATCATTTGTAACTAGAAGATTTCTTATATCATATGAATCGTCGAATCCTGTATTATATGCACCATGATAAGAAACATATAAAGTATTACCATTATCTGCACTTGATATTTGAATTAATAGAGTGCGATTAGTATCTGTAAGTGAAAAGGGATTTGGCCATTTGCCGTCATATTTAATTTCTTGACTCTCTACTGGATCTATAATAACTGTAGGAGTAACGCTGAGGTTGTCTCCTCTTGAAATTTCTAACCATATCGAAGCCTGTTTTCCTGTCTCTGGCCAACTAGAAAATGTTAAAACAATATTATCGTTTACAGTTATAGTTTGATAAGATCCGTCTACAAAACTGATGTCTGTATCCTTATCTATGTTACCTAGATTAACAGTTTCTTTGCTTACAGACCTAAGTGCAGCATTAAAAATAGTGCTGCTGTTAAAATTAGTTAATTCATCGGTGCGAGCAGTGTTATCCTGCAAATCTTCGATCTCAGTTTTAGCAGTGTCGATGTTGTCTTTTATAGAAACAAAATTATCTCTAAGTCCCTGAGTAGAATTGTCTTCGCCTGCTCTCGGATATTCCGTATCTATATTGTTTGTGTTTATTTCACTTGCCATTTAGTATCTCCGTACCATATTTATCCGAGCGTGAATTCTCGATTCGCAAAAAGTATATAAGAGTCTTCGCTGCTGCCTTCAACGGCATCTATTACAAACCTGTCTACTTCTAGGTCAAACTGCCTAAAATCAAACTCGCTTACTCGAATTGCGCTTAAGATAGCATCGGCAGTGCCGGGTTTACAATACGCAAGTGGCACAGCGAGTGTGAATCCTAATTCCTGAAGCGATCCTTCTTGAGCAGTTCTCATCCATAAAGGCAAGAAGTCTCGTTCTGTTTTGCCAATTTCTCTCAATTCGTCTCTTATGTTGCTAGTATTGCTTATGAATTTTGTATCAATTCGAGTGCCGCTTGCTAACACAGCCGTTGTATCTGCTTTGATTGTGTTTTCTGGGTCAGGTCTATAAACAATATTTGTAGCAGATCCTCGTTCGAACAATAACTCTAAGAATTCTTCTCGCGTTTCAACAGTTGTATTATTTTCGAGAATCCATTCAGCATCTTCGTTTCTAGTTTCGATAGGAACAGTATTAGCAAAAAATATCTTTACATCTCCATATTGTCTAGTATCTATTTCAAGAGTACTAAGTAGTGTTGTATCGTATAAGGAGTTATTAGGAGTTGCACTCATGCTATCAACTGTTATGCTAGCGCCGTTGCGAATAGGTCTTTCTTTTGCTACATTACCGTCATTCTCATATGAATCATACACATCAAGATATACAACTTCGTATACTTCTTGATTTGTGCCTGGAGTCTTTGCTACGGCTTTTTTTACATCACGAATTTTTAATTTTTTCCTTGCTGCGAACTTACTTGCCGCAACAACATATTGTTCAGCATCAAGGGTTTCTACGCCTGCATATACCAAAATTTCTGGTTCTCTCTGGATTCCAAAATTATCATCGTCTAGCCTATAAACCAACTCAGGTTGAAATATAGCAGGATCACTGAGAAAACGTCTAAAGTTATTTCTAGATTCGACATTCAACAGTGGCTTGTAATAGATGTTGCTATAGAGCGTATCGTCTTGATTTAAGACAGTAATAGTAAATTGACGAGTAATTGCACTGAAACCAAATTGGTCTCTTGCTCTTACTGTGAATTGATATTCGGTATTTTCTGTTACAGCATCGTTATCAACTTTGCCGGTGATTTCTCCAAAGAAAGAAAGTTCTAAGCCTGGAGGAAGGGCGCCTTCTTCTAGTGTGTACAATAGAAAACTGTTGGGTACAGTCGTTTCTGCCTGCACTTTTAAAATTGATATATAGTTGCTTGGTATGTTGCCTAAGTTACTGTCTGTAAGCCAAGTTATTGTGCTGTCTATTTCACCAATCAACCTTACAGTGAATGTTTTAGGCGATTCTGCTATTTCTTGAGAAGCAACAGTAACAAAACCTAGATTTATCTCAGCACCTTGACTTAAATTTTCAAACAGTGGTTGATCAATAGTTATCAAATCAAAGTCAGTGTTTCTTGTATCTATTGATTCGACCGTATATGATAATCCGGATATAGAAAAAGTTCGGCCTATTGCCTTTCTAGAAAGATTTCCTATTTTATTAATTTTGATTTTTGTAGCATTTTTTGTAACGGACTCCACCGCAAATTGTTGAAGTTCTACAATATCTGATCCAGATTCAATTCTTCGAGCATTTACTGTAAATTTGTATTCTCTAGTTACAGCCGGTTGATAAGGAACCCTACCAAAAATTTCGCCGGTGTTTCTATCAAAAACCATGCCTGGCGGTAATTCGCTTCTTGACCCGTCGTTGTTTACCGGAAGTAAATCGTAAGTAACAATACCTGCAATATCGTTAGGATCTAGCACATCGAGGAAGAGTGTTACAAAATTATTGGCTCTTCTAACACCAAGATTGCTAGGAGTAAGCCATATAGGTGTTCTTAAGTAGGTATTATCTGCTGTGAATATACCTGTGCCCACCTGCATTATTACATTATCTGCTCTTAGGAAGTCGTCGCCGACTACAAAAATTCTAAAAGTTCTTTTTGCAACAGTGTCGCCGTCTGAAACAGAAACAGTAAATTGATAATAACGATTAAGTTTTCTAGGAGTCTTTACTGGCGTCGATAGGGCATACGGACGTGCATCATAACCTAGCAGATTATCTTGCAAGAATTCAAGAGTTTCTTCGTCGTATCCTTCTTCTTGACCTTGTTCTAAAAAATCTTGCTCGGATTCTCCCTCTTCAAACAGATCCACATCAAAGAAATAACTGTCAAAGCCAAGATTGCTTTGTATAGCAAAATCATAAGGATAACGATCAAATCTTCCTTGATCAAAATTACCATCAGCAGCTTCTTTTTCAAGAGCTAAAATAGGATCAACGACTCCGATTAATCTGCCAGTGTCTGTGAGTGTGATGCCAGGCGGAAGTTCACCGCCGTCGTTTGCTATGAAATACTTTAATTCTTGTCCATCAGCAATATCCGAATCTATAGCTTCTAGTTGATAATCAACAGGTGAGCTATCTAGGATATAGAATGTTCCATTTTTGCCAATCGGAAGGAGATCTTCGGGAGTTTGCCAAACAGGCTCGTCTGCGCCTTGTACCTCTAACGAAAAGGTTCTGTCTTGAATCTCTGATAACAGAGTTGCTCTCACAACAAATCGATAAACTGTATTTCTTGATACTTCGTCAGGAATTCCGGCAATAGTATTGTTAGAAAGAACGAGTCCCGGAGGAAGTTTCCCACTGATTATACGAGTTTCTGCGCTAGTATCAACAGGAAGATCGATAGAGGCAAAGACATTTTCCTCTAATACGGCAAGTTTAATCCCTGATCGTGCAGTCCATAAGTTTGACATAAATTATGTAATAAATCCAAGATCAATGTTAAATTCAGCTACATCTTGTCCTATGAACGACCCCATATCTATGTCAGTAGTTCCGATTAGGTATTCAACAGCATTAGAATATTCTGGGAAGATTGAGCCGAAATCCCAGTTGTTATCAAAATATTGATTAATATCTCGAATATCTACACCGTAGACAAGTCCCGTTAATGGACCATTAAAGCTGTTAGCACTTATCGAACCTGCATTTTGTATGTTGTTTCCTGCTGCTTGTAAATTGCTCGATAGTGTAGGATTGATATCATGTGCAACAATACCGGTATCTTTTAGATCAATGAAAAGGGTATTGCCAGGAGATCTAGTTTCAATTACGTCTCCTCCTTGTATTACAAAAGGAGCAGAACCGTCTATAGTAATATGACCGCTGTCTGTAAGGACAATAAAACTATTTAAACCGCCTGTAGAATCTATTATTACAGAAGTACTGTTAGAAGTAATAGTGGTATTTTCGCCAGCTAATATTTCTTTAAATTGAAGAGTGTTTACATTTTTGCCTGCAAAAACACCTTCGCCTGAAACGCCTAGGTTTTCTCCAGTGATAGGTAACGCATTAATATCGGTGTCAATTTCTAAAAAATTGTTATTGACTTTGATAAACGCTTCTCTGAGATCGTCGCCTGTACCGTCGTTTGCTATATTACCTACATTGATTGTTTCTATTGTCATCGTCTGCCCCGTTTAGTATATTTATTAGGCCTGCTGTCCTAACGCTGTTAGCGCCGCTGCTATTCTATCCAATGCTTCGTAGACTGTTTCCGGAGCATCTCCTGCCCAATCACTTGACTGCGAAGGAGTATAAGGCAATGTGCCATTCACACCGTCTACTAATAGTGTCGAACCGTCAGAAAACACCGAACCAGATAAATCACCGTCGAACGAATTCGCAACTACAAGTCCATTGTTAATTATTAATTCATCAGAAGCAAGAGTAAAGTTGCCCGCGCAACTCAGGTTAATATTATTGCTGGCTGATATTGAGATATTGTCTCCAATAGACATACTAAAGCCGTTATCTGTGGTTAAGGAAAATCCACCAGCACCGATAGCAAACGATGTGGTGTCGCCACTGGTTGTGTTAGCAAAGTTTATTCCACTATCATTTACTATGAAACCAGTATCACTGGTTGAAACAACCGTTCCGTCGCCACTAATATTAAATGTATTGCCAGGATTGTTCCAATTACCTGTAAGTGTTCCGGGAATTGTTGCTGCCACACCGTCGACTAGTAAAGTGCTATCATCAGCAAACACTGAACCAGTTAAATCACCCGTCGGAGTAATTTCTATACCAGACTCTAGATCCTCTTGGGTAAGATAACCTAGATCGTTTGCGAATGCGCTAACAGCAGTTGGAGTATTCTGTACTTCTGCATATTGCACTCTAGACGGTCGCCATGCACCAGCTTTAAATTTTAGAAATTTATCTGTTATTACTCCTGTTATTAGTACATTATTAAGATCGCCTATATTGATTTGTTCTAGATCCGTTTGATTTATAATTGATCGAGGTTTGTACACTCCTTCTAAAGAATCATAGATAAGTGCATCTCCTTCATTTGGCTGCTCAGTATCAACATCGTTAAGTTGATTAAGTAATGTAGGAATATTTGGCTTATTTGTTAAATCGTTATATTCGCCCGTAAATAGCGTCGGAGTATTAACTAGATCTTCGTAATCGTTAGAAAATGCAACTGCACTTAGTGATTGACTGTTAATGGTAATTGAGTTTACTGTAAGGCTGCTACTCGTAAGGCTGCCGCTTACATCAAGTGAGGCTGCATTTACTATTCCACTGCCTGTAAGATCAAGATTATTGCCTACTGGCAATTCTTTTATTCTATTATCCTGGGTATCAAATATAAGTGGGACATTATCAGTCATTATGTTCTTCCTACAACTATTTCTATTACAGATTTACCGTCGTCTGTTTTATCTTCAAGTGATTTGCCTAACACAGTGCCTATGCTAGGATTATTATCTACTACAGCATAACCAGGTATTGCAGACGACACAAGCATGTCTCCCTTTGCAACTCTGCCTAACACCTTACACGGAACCCTGCCCTGTAAAGCAATTGCAACCGCGTCCTCTACAAGATCACTATTCATAAGGTATGCTGGGTGAGTAGATACTACGCCTGCTATTCTTCTATCACCTTTCTTATCAGTTAAAGTAACTTCTTGTTCTCCTCCGAACACAACCACAGTTCCTGATTCGTAACTATTATCAGCAGTATATTTCTCAGCCAAGTCAGCATATTTGGCTTCTGTAGCAACACCATTAAATATGTTTGCGTACATAACATCCCAGCGTGTTGCACTTGAACCTAAATTCCTAGAACTGTTTGTGTCGGGGAGTACATTAGAATTTATTCTTGCGGTAAAGGTTACAGTATCAGTGTTTTCATCACCTAGATTGGTATTACCGTTTAAAAACGTTTCACCTTCCACGGTTAAATTATTATCAGTTGCTATTCCAGTATTTGATACTACTAGTCTTTCTGCGCCGTTAGTAATCAATAGTATCGAATCTTCACCTGAATTTGGAAATCCTGTACCTGTACCCAATCCGATACCAGTTGATCCGCTGTCTCCTTCGCTGCCTGCTTCGATAAAAGAAGTATAAATCCAATCAGATGCTAACCATCCTTCTCCAGTAAAGCCAGATCCGCTCTGGAAGGTGCTTTGGTTAGTTCTTGATGTTTCTCCTACATCGATATTACCCGGAAATCTTGTAACCAGTGAATCACTGCTTGTGCTTTCTGCCGAAAAAACTCTTGCGCCGCCGGGAGTATCAAACCGTATCGTGCTTGATACAACACTTAAGATATCGAAGCCTGCTACTCTTATACTAGCGGCATCTAAAGCTCCGGTTTGATCTCTACGAGCAATGGTGTTTGCACCTATGCCATTTGATATCGTAGTGACGCCATAAACTCCGTCGTCTAGTTTAACTAGAGCTTCTCCAGGAAAGCCCGTGTCTCCTGCTACAACTGTGTTGTTAAAGTCCTCGTCTTCTAAACCAGATCCAAATTTAACCACGTCACTGAAGTTAACTGCAGAAATATCTCCTGTATTTGCGTCTGTTCTTCCATAAACTTGATACTGGTCTACTTGGTTTAGTTCAGCAAACACAACACCATTAGCCTTAATTCTAACAAATCCTTCATCTGTATCGAAGTTTTCGTCTGAGAATTTAGCAAGTCCGAGGTCGCTCTGCAATTTACCAGCAGTGCCGCTCCATCCTGTTGTTGCATCGTCTTCGTCGAACAGATCGGCTTTCTGCATATCCAATTTGCTTTGAGATATCGCAGCGCTTGAGTTCACATCAGCATTTGTTAAAGTATCGTCCTGTATTTGGAAATCGTATTCTGCACCAGTGGCTGTGCGAGAAATAGTGACATTGATAACAGAGTTAGCAGCTTCACTAGCATTTGCAATTTCGTCCACAGGTCCGTCTACAATTGTAGCATTAGCAGTCTCGCCAGGCTGGTCAAAAATTGTTTCTCCGATCTGGAATACACCTGATGTTTCTTCATAGGTGATTATATTCAACTCACCTTCGATATCATCTATATATGTTTCTAAGTCTATTACAGTGCCTGTTTTAATACCACCTGCTGTTCCTATATTATCACCTATAGATATAGTGCCACCAGTGACAGGTGTGACAAAAATGCGTTTATTGCCGGTGCCGACTAAAATGTCATTTTGAGATACATTGTTTAACTCCATGTTTCTTAGATCATTGAGCTCGTCGTAGGCCTGTGCTCTGTCGTCTACAAAGTTTTTATTAGTTGCTGCGGTTCCGTCTGAGCCTGGAAGAGCTAGATTTGTTATTTGATTATTACCAAGGTTTAAGTTGTCCTCCATCGCAGAGAAACCATTAAGAGGAACAAATCCTGGACCAATTCTATTCCCCGACGGAGGAGCATCAATTTGTGAATTAGATTGTATGTTATATCCAAGCACTCTGTTAATATAACCACCAGCAGCACGCTCTGTTGGAACTGCTTGACTGGATAAATCAGAGAAAGAGTCATCTGCTGAAAATTCGTTTATTGTTACACCACGTGTGAAACCAAGAGCATTTGCACCAGTTAGACCTATATCACCTGAGAATTCTATGCTGCCTGTTGCTTGATCAACTGTGAAGAATTTACCTACACGGAAAAAACCTTCTTGATCAGTGGTAACAAAGAATACTCTTCCTTTTCGTCTTTCCCAAACTTGTGACGATGTGGCAGTAGCCGCATCGGTGTAAGCCTCTGCTAGAGTGTTTTCAGGTCTACCAAAAATAACATTAGGATAGTTAGAATCGTTGTAACCGCCTGCACCTATCTGTGTAAAATCGTGTCCTGTTGCTCTAAGAAGAGAGATAGCAATAGTAATTTCAGCCGTAGCTCCTTCGGGTAGTCCTGCAAAGAATGCTCTGGCTCTGTTAGGAATTCCTATGTTTAAACCAGTTCCGCTGTAGGAACTGTTAACATTAGTGTTAGAAACGTCTTGTATTGTAATAAAAGCAAATGCGCCGCTGTTGTCAAAATCAATTATTTGATGTGTCTTACCAGCAAAGGTAAAGATCATACCTCCCGAATAACCATTTTCTCCGGGCTGTCTACCTGCAATATCTCGTGTTAATCTCACAGCTCGATTAGGGTTAGGAAAATCAACTACTGCAATAGCAGTGTCTCCCTGACTGTCTCCGAATCCGCCCGATATATTATTTAAATCTACCTCTACGTCAATAAAATCATAATCTAGTTCTAACACAGTTAACACAGTGTTATCAGGCAAATCGTCTGCTAAACTATCTGCTGTAGAAAATTCAAGACTCCGATAAGTTACAAGATCAGATTCGTCAAAGTTAATAGCGGTACTAGGTCTTGTTTCAAGATCAGCCGGATTTCGTACATCACTAAAGATTTGAGTTCTTACATTTCTAAATTCTATAGGAGTATCAATAGCAACTGTTTCTTGTAGCTCACCAAAGAAATCTTCAGTTATTGCTTCATCTGCTCGCAGAGATAGACTATAAATTATATTACTATACACCCCTGTAGTTGCAGCATCGCCTTCAGTATCGGACACATTTACTACTCCGGATATTCTATAATTTACAACACCTGTTCCCGCTCCGTGGTCTATTGTAATAATTGAATTATTTGTAGGCGGTGTTTTTAGATCATATACCGTGATAAAAGGATCTCCAGCAGCATTTGCATACTCTATCGTTGTGTATGCTTTACAAGGCACTGCCATAGGATTGGTTAGAGTAACCTCATCTGGAATTTCATTCGGATCAGCGCCTTCTGCTACTAGTCCAAAGTTTCCATATCCGTTAGATCCGTTAAGCGAGCGTATTTCAGATCCGTTATTTGCATAGTAAGCAGCATGACAGTAGTAGGTGAACATAGACACCATTTCTGAAAACGCACCATTGGTAGTTACCAAGCCGTATCCTAGGTCATTGATCTGAGTAAAATCGTTGCCTAGCATTGATCTATTGCCGGCAGTTTGTATGAATATTTCCTGTTGAGAAGATCCTTGGTAACCTTGTCCGATACCCGAAGTATTCGGATTCGAACTAGAATCAAGGAAAATTGTTACTGTACCGTTGCCGCCATCGTAATTAGAAATAGCATTTATTTGATACCTAACGCCTCCTAGATAAAAAGGAGCTGGGAGTTCAGGAGGTCTTATGAATAGACCCTGGCCTAGATCACTTTCCAGTTCTAGTTCAAACGCATTAACTACATTTATAATTCTTGCAGGAATATTGCCAACAAAGGCATCTACAAACATACCTCCTCTAAAACGTTTTTCGTTGTCGCTTTTTGAGAAACTGGAACCTGTTTGAATGTATGGAGACTTAGTAAGTACCTGAGATTTAGGATCAAGCACAACCATAAATCCACCGTGTCCTTGCACTGTAACATTCCTTACAATAGTAGCGTCGCCCATTTGAAAAACGTCTACGCCGTCTGCATCATTGCGCTTCGGTGGATTGTAATCTGAATCGAACGCAAATTGTACAAGATTAATTTGATCTTGCACAATACTAACCGTAATACCTTCTACTGAACCTAGACTTGTGTCCGGAGCAATATTTCCTCCTTGTGGTGGTTGCTGTGCAATTAACAGTTGGTTGGTGTAAAAAGTTATTCTACCTAGTACATCTTCGAATTGTGCTTGTTCTTGAGTTAAAATTGATCTAAATATCTCGCCCTGCGCCTCAAGAGAAAATTCTGAACTGCCTCTTTCTAGGTCGCGTGATATTGCGTCTATGACTAGTCTAAGGTTTGATAACCATTTAGTTGTATCATATGAAAATCCGAACCAAATACTATCGGTGTCATTTGCAGAGTTAGCATTATTAATATTATTATCAACATACAAGATCAACTCTTCTAATATAAATGACTTATTTAATTGCAGTATATTGACAGCAGTTTCATAGTTGCCAACATTATTCGGTATTGTTCCGACATTTTTTTCTTTAGTAAAGTCTTCAAGGTAATGTCTTCCAAAGTATCCCTGAACTTGATTTGTTTGATTTAGGAACGGAGATACAGCATCGTCTACTATATACATTGTTCCTTCAGCAGCTGAGAAAGAAATATCCGAGCCGCCTTCGGTTTCAGAAATTGTTATTTCTGTCGATGAAATAATATCAGTAATAAAATAAGTTGTATTTTTTTCCACTTCAGAAGCAAATAGGGTTTCTCCTGCAAATTTAACAGGTTGATCAACTAACATCCAACTAGTATCATCTACTGTTATTGATTGAGGAGTGCCGGCTGCAACTGCTGACACAGTTGAATGACGTTTTTGTAAAACACTAATGTCGTCAAATTCAAGATCTCTATAAAAATAAGTGTCTGCATAAACTGACTGTGAAGTTCTAGTATTAGGTCGTATAATAACACGTCTAAACTCGTCGCCTTTTAGAGATACGTTACTGCTCAATTTTATAGGAAGGTCTTCTTCGTATATTCCTGATTCTACAAATAAAGTAATTTGTTTTTTCTTTACAAAATTTCCATATTCAACTGTTTCGCCTACTTGGAAATCAACTGCATTTAATTGTAGGAGTTCAAAAGAATCATTGTTATTTTCAGTGCCGTCGTTTGTAGTAACGTCTACAATTCTACCGCGTGCTCCTGATTCCTTACCTACAATAATTTTACCAGGAATCATATCTAGGTCATCGGGATTCGCTTGGTCTACGCTATTTTGATTAGCATTATCTAATACAATTTTATAGTTGTTACCGAAAATCTCAGTTTGTCCTGCGTCTATTCCATTTTGTATGATATTTAGAACTAGATCAAATTTGTCACCTACAGCAGTTTGTTCGGCATTACTAGCATCTGGACTATCAAAGGTTTGTTGAATTTTAATACTTTCAAAATCTTCAACTCTTGGCTGATATACAATGCCTATGATACCACCAGTAGTATAGTTTGTGTAACTTGATATATCGAACAAGGTAGTAATATCACTATCTTCGTACAATTCAAATTCAGTATCATTAATTACACGTACATAAGCAGTTTGGTCCTCTATTTCTACCATGCCTCCCATATTTTTGAATACTACTTGATTGCCTGTTTCGAGGTTATGATTTTGTGCGGTAGTTACTCTTGCTCTTTCGCCATTTACAGAAACACTGTCAACATTTTTTTGCAGGTACAATCTATTTTGGAGAATATTACCGACTAGATCTCTAGCAAATTCTATGCTTGAAACAATCTGTTCAGTTTCACTTTGTATTTTAAAACGTCCTGCTGTTGTAGCATAGAATCGTTCGGCTGATCTTCGTGTAAGTGTATTAGCAATAAGTCCACGATTGATGTCAAAAGCAATGGCATTTATAATTAGTTCAATATCGTTTTGCCATTCTCTCGAGTCAAATATAAAGTTTGGGAATTCGTACTCTATATAACCTATATACTCTCTTAAAATATACTCTTTGTTAATTTCTATGAGTTTTCTTGTTTGTTCTGACTGAGGCGATACTACATCAGCAAACGTTACTGTTGATTCTATATCACCATTATTTGTAGTAACAGTTTGAAAATAAGGACCAGGTTCTGGGTCACTTGCTCTAATAATTTCTTCTGCTCGTCGAGCTGCAGCATTAACAGTTCTAAAAGCAAAGTCTTGAGAAGTTCCTTCTCTGCCTTTAGGGACACCGGTCATTCTATTATCGCCGCTAGTGCTTACAAATATGTTTTGAGTGCTTGAAAAGCTTGTAGTATCTACATAGAATTTTGTAGCCGCTTGTAGATCATCCTCTCCATTAACCGTTCCAAAACCTGATAGTTCTCCCGGATGGTCGCTAAGAAAAAGTTTTCCAGTCATTTCGTCGCCTTGACGACGAACTACACTTTCTCTAGGCATAGCAACATCACTAAGGAAATTACCTTCTAAACTAGGATCAAATCCCGCATCTGTGATTCTGTGTATATCATCGTCAGCAATGTTACCGCTTATTGGTATTTTTCTTAACAACGCAATATCATTATCGATCAGCTCAGCATCTTCTTGATTTTCAAATAGTGCAATTTGGTCATTGTTGACAAATCTTATAAAATAGGTTTCTCCAGAAGTAAGATTGTCAACGTCGTCAAATAGTACAGAATAAACAAAAGCAGACCCGTTTGCAGCTCGATCTATTCCGTGCGCTGGAATTACCAAATTTCCGTTTGCATAACTATCAATTTCGAAAATAAATCCATCAGTGTCTTCAGGCTCGTCTGCAACTCTGATCGGAAGTCCACTACTTATGTAACGTCTATCAGCATATCCTTTTGTTATAACAAGATCGTCGATGTCTAAATTAGTATTGTGCCGATTGTTAAAGTCTCCTACTGCCGATTCGCTTATTGCAACATTACCTATTGCATTATTACCTACATTTAATGGCCCGCCTAGAAGTGGTTGAGTATCGTCTGATAACTGAGTAAAGGCAGTTGAAATTACTAGTTTTCCGTTGAGAGAATAATCAAATGTAATAGTGTCAAGAGCATCTTCGTCTAATGCACTGTTAGAAACAAGTTCTGCCAGATTGACAAAAGTTCCTTCTGCATTAACTAGTGGTATAGTATTAGGTAACAAAACATCAGGAGTATCACCGAGCGCAGTAAAATCTATTGTACCGCCTTCGCCAAACACAGCATAAAGTTCATTGAAATTTTCGTTGGTTTTTCTAAAACTTTCTCTAATGCTATCCCCAGTGCCGTCATTGCCTTCTACACCAATATCAATATCTTGTCTTGCCATCTATTACTCCGATTTTTAAAAACTTATGCTTACGCCGCAGCCACAGGCTGATTCGACATTTGGGTTGCGAATTTCCATTTTAGACCCTAACATTTCTGTCACATAGTCAATTTCAGTGCCTTCGAGAAAGGTTGTGCTGTAACTGTCTATTACCAAAAAGCCTTCGCCTGTAGAAATAACTGTGTCGTCGTCCGAAACAGCATCCTGATCAACAGTATGCCACGCATATTCAAATCCAGCACAGCCTCCGCCTTTTAGAGATAGGCTAACAGCATAACAATTTCTAGTATTGCATATATGATTAATGTGTGATTTTGCTGCGTCTGTAAGAGTGCAAACAGTCATTTTGGTCTCCTTATAGATATTTATCGAGAATTTTTATAATCCTAATGTAAATATAGTTATGTATTTGGGTGAATTTACCAACAAGACTAGGCATGTTAGGCATAGCAAACTAGGTGTAGCTCACAAGTATTATAGAACAAAAACCATGCTTAAACTGCGTTGTGATAACTGTGATAGCGAATTTGTTCGCGAGCGCAGCAGGATGAGTCCCGAGCGTTTAAACAACAATTTTTTTCATGTGTGTGAAAACTGCGACGCAAAAAGTTTCGCACAAAAGCGAGGAGTCGAGCGACGAAAGGTTTGGCAACTAACAGCCAGTTCTAGCATGCCAATTGGTAAAATCTAGCCTTTTGTAATTAAAGTATACGCGCCGTAAAGAATTGCACCGTACGCTACAATGCCGGCAATAGGCTTGAAGATAAGAAAAGTAACACCTGCGGCAATTAGCACAACGCCGTCTAGTGTAGTTCTTTCTTTGAGTCGGGTTTTAATAAAGTTTTCAATCATTTTTTGATCCAAATGGTTTTTTTCTTATATTTTTTGCTGGTGTAGGGAACTTAGTTTTGAAGCTGTAATCAACTGGTTGATGTCTTTTTTTATCAGCTCTTAATCCGTCAATTTTGTCGAGTTTTAGATTTGCCATTCGCTGCTCCTTGCAGTATTTATATGGCTGATTATAAAATCTCTGTTTGGAATATCGGTATTTGATAATTTTTTAAGAAAGCTTTCGAGCGTCTGTGTGTCTAAGGTGTTTATATCAAGATGCTTGGGAAAGGTAAGCACATTCACATACCAGTCGCACTCGTACTCTGATAGGAAATTTGCGAGGTCGAGAGTTGAAAAGAGATTGTTTTTGTGAATAACGCTGTTTACTTCAAAACGATATCGATTCTTTATACACCAATCCATAAATTCTACTGTTTCTTGCCAACTGCTGCCTTCTCGAACCTGCTCGTTTACAGAACCATAACCGTCTATGCTTACAATAAAACTTGCGGAAGAAAATTTTGCCCACATGTTTTCACATGTTTCGTCTGGTATGACACTGGCATTTGTGTTATACACTACTTCGCATTTTTCGGGCTCGGGATGTAGAGCAAGCAGATCAAGATGCTTTTTGGTAAGCAACGGCTCACCGCCTAAAAAAAGTATCTTCTTCACACTGGCAGGCACAGATGTTATTTGAGCATTTTCAAGATAGCCATTGTCTGCTTTTCCAAACAGTTTCTTTTCTTTCTGTATCCAGCTTGTGGAAAATTCTGAACTACAACCTTCGCAGGCCATATTACAGAGGTTGTCCATTCCTATTTCAAGATATTCCAACGCCGATGAATCTGCTGTGTATTTCTCGTTAATTTCTGCTCGAAGACTTTTATGACCGATTGATTCTTCGTAATAGCATTTTTCGCAGCCTGCGATTGCTTCTCCAGCAGTGCTTGCTCTACGCAGTTCTTGATAGGCAGCAGAATCAAGCACAGCGTCTAAGTCGCCATTGAACTCTGCTATGGCCTTTTTAAATCTACAGCAAGGATAAACTCTGTTACCCGGGCGTATGTTCGCATGTTTCCAAAATGCTGCGCATTTCATAAGTAGTAACCGTTCATTCTAGGAAAGGTACCGATTAGGCATTTACTTAAAATAATCCTCTAATTTTCCCTTACGCTTTGTGTCTAGTGTGACACAGTGAAAGCCACCTGACAGTGTTCTTGCTTGACGCATAGGCAATCCGATTGACTTAATGCCCCACTTGTCTAGTTGTCTGCGAACATATTCTTGATTCTCGTCGATAATTACCAGTTCTTCATTTACACTCAGCATATTCAAACCAATGTACTTAGAACAGGGAGAAACGTTGCCTTCAAGATTAGAACCGATATCTACTACTTCGTCACCTGATATAAAAATCTTGTCCCAATCTTTGAAAATCGGAGGATACCAGTCAGGAGTACAACGATCTCCGTTAAACAGCACCAACCCGGGACGCAGAGGTATTACTGTGGAATCAAAATGCGAATAGGAGTAGAACTTCTCAGCAAGATGAATTCTATAGCCCCTCGGCTCAAGTAGATTTCTCAGCCATTTGTATCCCCATAGGTTGCCTGAATTACTAACCTGATAGATAAGATCTAGACCCAGTCTTACTACGTTAGGAGCATCAAACACAATTTCCTTATTAGTAAGAGTGGGAATAGAAAGATCGTCAAGCTGATAGCTTTCGTCTAACAGCCGTGGTCGAGGAGCAGATAGCCATTCCCCGCCCTCATCTACTACTTCATAGAGAAAGTCTCTATAGGCAAGAGTTTCATACTGTCTTGCTCTCATAGCACCAGGGCAGTCAATGATAAGATTATCCAGCGGCAGTAGAAGGTCTCTAGGGCAATAGGTGTACCAGCCTGTAGTCTCCCAGTCAGGTGACTTGAATGGCTTAGAGTGATCAAGGGCATCAGGTCGTCTTACAGTAACTCCTAGTTTGCGCAGCTCTTCGCTTAGTCTGTCTAGATCTTCATTCGCTTCGTCTATTACCCATTCAGGTGACGGTCCTTCTAGATCTTTAATTTCATCGTATGAAAAGTCTGCAAACCCAAAACTGTGTGTAGAAGTATCTACTGTGGGGATTCTCGCATGATCTGCTACTCCAACAAAAATCTCTTCAAGTGGATCCCAATCGTTGTGACTGTTAACTACTGCCATTCAATTTATCTCCTATTAATTCTGATACGCAAACTCTATTTACAGAACCGCCGCGATTATAATCTGCGTATTCGGCTCCGCCTAACCCAAACATTACACAGTCTGTGATTTCTAGATTCATCTCTGTGCATACTTCGTTGTACGCTTGTTCGTAGGTATTCCAGTTATGATCTACCGAATAATTTTCGATAAGATCAAGTGCTAGAGATATGCTTGCTCTATTCACCATTTCAACTGAATTGAATACGTCTATGCCATCATCTTTATCTTCTCGTTGTAGACGCATACCTACTCTTAAAAATTCTGCCCCTGTAAATGCCTTTGATATAGAAAACGCAACCGTATCTACGCAGGACCACTGCGAAAGATTAACCTGGATATTTCTTGTACAGGGAAAATATGCAAAGTCTAACAGCACAGGGATTTCTTTAGCTTCGCATTGTGTTAAGAGGTCTTGTGTGTCTCGCTGTGAGCCCCAGTCTGAAAAAGGAACAGACACAATCACAGCATCATTTACACCTAATTCATCATCTTCTTCTATATATTCGAAACTGCCGCCATTCTTGAGACAGGCAGAATGATACATAAATTCGCCTTTGTAGAATCTGAATCTTCTTGCCTTGTTCGCCCAATAGAAATGATCAAACGCCTGTGCTGTACCTGCTACTAGCTTGCGATTTTGAAATTCTTCCAAGCCTGTTACTGTGTTTAGTTCGCTTGAGTTTATCCAATTGTAAAATTTCTCTACAAACGTTTCCTGTAAATTGTCATTGTAGAGATCTATTACTGGATTTAATTCTGCTATAAATTTTCTTACAGCAGGATCTTGAACAGGTTTAGCACCTCTTAAATTCACGTTTGACTCCTGTAACCTGCATTGTAAATTTTTCAGTCATTCCCATGTTACCACTTAGATGAGGTTCGTCTCTATTAATAACAACAGCATCGCCTCGTTTCCAAGGAACTACAGGTGTATTGTTAATTTCAAAATAATGTCCACTGAGCCAGTCTTCTAGAAATATATTCACTCTAATACAGTTGTAAGGATTAACATTGTGCGTTTTCGCAAACCTAAAAAATGTATCTTCGTGACTGGGCAGAGTCTGTCCAGGAGGCTGCCGCATAACAGATACCGAACAGCGCGGAAATAACGAATCAGCAAAGTCTAGTATTTCTTGACTCATGTCAAATGCCTGATAATAGAAGGAATTATATTCAGTGTATCCTGCTCTTCGATACACTTGATTCTGTTCTTCGAACTCTGCTGCTCTTCCTTGCGATGTTACATTGTCATGTTCAATCCAGTCGAGAGAAACAAAGTCAAAGTCAGGTAAATCTATATGAATCATTCTTCCCTCCATGGTGCATCGTAAGGAGTGTTAGTCTTGTCATCAAACCAATACAGACTTCTGTGCGGTGGATGTTTATCGTCCGGTTTTGCATTGCTTACATAATAGAAAAGTCTTAGATTCTTTCTTGGATTATTCTCGGGACAATTCATAGGTTCTGGATAACCATGATAGGCTAGATTGTGATAACTCCATATAAGAAGGTTGCCTGCGTCGGGTTTGATCTTTGACAGCATGTTTTTGTTTTCTGTATCCCAAAATTCAAGATGCCCGCCGTATTCGTCCTTCCAATCTTCGTTGAGATATACAATAGCATTAACTCTACGATGTAGTCTCAGCTCGTCGTTCCAATTAAAGTCTGTATGTACTTTGAGGCTGTCACCTGAATATGATTTAGAATAACCTGCGCCTATTAGATGAGGATCAGGAATAAGATCAACTGTGTCGGTTACCTGTTGAAGCCACTTAATAAAAGTAGCTGAGTGCATAGCATGAATTACTTCATCGGCTATTGGAGTATCTTCCAGTTTGTTGTGTTCGTACATGTTAGAGCCGCGTCGAGTAAAATGTTTACACTCGTCTAACGGAATACCATTTAGTTCGTCTGCTAACTGTCTTGTAACTTCGATGGGCAAAAAGTTTTTTATTTCTAACAGCGAATAACAGGGATGAGCTCTATACACTGTCTGTAGTTCATAGGTATTTGAGAAACTTCTTTTTATATGATTTAAAATATCTTGTTTTAAGTTGAGCATTGCACTATTTTACTATTTTAATTTAAATTGTCAAGTTTTTTTATATAACTTTACCAAAAGAATTAACTGCTAATATTATTTATTATAAATATTCTATCATAACAAAGGAGAATGATAATGTTTGGATGGCTTAAGAAACTGTTTAGCGATGATGGTGCTCCTACTCTAGAACGTCCTATAGTGACGCCGACAATAGATGCTACATCAAAGGCTAAACCTCAGAAAAACAGTGATACTACAGGAAAAACATCTGACAAGAAAGTCACAAAGACAGATCTTAATAAGATGACTAAAGTTCAACTCGAGGATTACGCCAAGAAAGAGTTTAAGGTTGACATCGATCGACGCAAGAAAAAGGCCGATCTTGTAGCAGAAGTAGCTAAACTAGCAAAAAAGTAATCAAGAACGCTTAAACTGAGCAGTTAACTGAGACGCTAACTGCTCTTGTGTTCTTTCAACGCGGGCGAGCTTGCGTTCCAAAACGTCTATAGCTGCCCGCTGTTTTTTGACCTGCTCTTCTAGACTTTGGACATATCTATGAGACGGAATCTGTCTTTCTTGTCCGTCCTCGCCTAATATAGAAAGTGTATCAACACCTTGTGCTCTAAGTCCGCCTGCCACTCTATTAGGATTCTTAGTAGATTCAGCAGAAGTTGTGCTTCGTGCTGATTGACTGTACATTCGATTCAAATAACTCATATTTGTATTTAAGCAAATAAATACTGTATGAGCAACATTGTGAAACAAATTTTAATATTCTCTTTAGTGGTAGTCGCTATTGCTTTTGTTTCTGCTCAAAAGTCTCATCCATTCGATGAATATATTATCTGGTTAACAGAAAACAGCGAGTTTGAATACAATGGCGAAGCATATCCTTCTATAACTTATTACAGTTCACAGGATTTACAAACACTTGCCTATGGAGTTGATAGAATTAAAGAGGCAGAATCAGAAGGACGATCGATACCTAAGATAAAGGCATTGTATGATCATAGAAACAATCGATTACTATTCTTAAAAGGTATGGATATTAGGGCAGATGAAACTGCTTATATTGTAGTACACGAACTAGTACATTTTTTACAAAACATCAACGGCATAACTGAACAAACAGAATGCTTACCTAGTCTAGAAAAAAGAGCATATACCTTACAGGCTAAGTGGCAGGAAGCACACAATCATTCTGGCCCTTACCCTAACTTTTTATTTGTAAGTCTGCTTGCATCAGGCTGCAATAGATAACCTCTGCCACCGTTCGTATAGGTCAATCGAAGCAAGATTCTTTGCCTTTGCCTCTACCATGATATCCGCGTGTTCGAGAAACAAAAGAGCCCACTCGTTGCAAGCATCGTTCCACATGTAGTCAGAATGAGCACGCAGTTTCTGCTTTTTGTAACCTTGTTCTATGAGAGAGTTAAGGTCAGGCCGCATAGTATCGCTGTGCCATTCCAATAGATCTTCTTTGGACAGTGAATAGTGCATGGCAGGACGAACACCCTGCCAACTATCTACAACTCGTTTAAATCTGTCGTCAGTAGGTTCAATGTATTCACCTGTGCGGATATAGTGATGATGAATGTCTAATACAAGAGCAACGTCTTTTTCTAGTTCAAGTGAAGCATCTAAGCCCCAACTCATTTCGTCGTTCTCGATTGTGATACAGTTTCGTGCCTCTGGTGATAGACGAGGCAGAACTCGCTTGATACCGTCTGGACCTTGTCTGCCTGAGATATGAACATTACATTTAAAGTCTTGAAACTGCTTACCGAACCCCATCCAGCGAATCATATCCACGTGATATTCGAATTCTTCTATAGAACGTTCTACAATATCTGGCGTATCACTAGCAAGAACAGTAAACTGACCAGGATGCATTGAAACACGAACATCAAGCCTACGAGCAGTCTCTCCCACTTTGGCAAACTCTCTCGCACAGTAG